TCGGTACACCAACATTTTATTCAGCTGGTTCAACAATGTTACCAGGGGATGAAAGAAATGAATACGGTTTATTAGCCGCATATTCATATTTAGGAATTTCGAATAGAGCATACGTAGTTCGTGCTGATGTAGATTCAGCAGAACTTACAGGTTCAACATCTGTTCCAACTAGTGCACCAGCAAATGGTACGTACTGGTTAGATACAGCATCAACTAATTGGGGTGTATACCAAACAAACGGTACAGCATGGAGCAAAATTACTCCAGCGGTACTAACTGATACACCTAGTACATCAGCAACATCAAACGTAAACAACGATACTGAAAAATCACCAAAATCATCATACGGTGCCAACGGTAACTTTGTTGTAGTTGCATCAGCAACTCCGGCAAAACTTTGGGAAAAAGTTTCAGGACAATGGTACCAAGTAGGTGCGGATACATGGGTAACTGCAAAATCAGGTACGCCAGTTGTGTATATGCAACCAGGTTCAGGTGCGGCACCAAGTGCCTCAACTGCAGGTTCAGTTTGGATTAAGACAACAACAGTAGGTGGCGGTGCTAACATAGTAGTAAAATACTATTCAACATCAACATCAACATGGTCAACAATTTCATCACCATTATATGCTGATGATGACAATGCTGTTACAGCCTTAACACCAGCGGCAAATTCACTTTACACAATGTTTGATGATGACATGGATGCGGCATGGAACAATGATAGAATTGACAATGCAACATACAAACAAACAGCAAACAACTCAACACCAGAAGTAGCATACGAGATCAAATTAAGAGGTACAGCAACTACAACATCAACTACAGGAACAGCTGACCTTTCAGGTAACGGTATTGACTTAACTGGTTCACAAACTGGTCTTAAAATGAACATTTGTAACGTTGATGTAACAGTAACAGCGGCAGGCGGTGCGGCTTCAAATGTAACACTAGCAGAAATAGTTGCTGGTATTAACAACGATGCATCATTAACTGCTAAAACAGTTGTAGCATCAATTGAAGCAAGTTCAGGTACAAAAGAGTACTTAAAACTTGAAAGAACAAATGGTAAAAACATTTGGATTGAAGATACAGCAACAGCAGGTAATGTGATTGGTACAACAACTGCAAACTTAGGCTTTACAGATAATATGGCTTCAGGTTCTGATTCATGGTACATGGCTTCAATTTGGGGCAACTTATCATACGAAGCATCAGCAAGTGCACCAACAAGTTCACCTGTAGATGGCACACTATGGTACGACACTAACTTAACAGCAGATATGTATATTGCTGAAAATGACGGTGGTACAATGAAATGGTTTGCTTATGCTAACTCAAAAGACGCCTTTACAGCAGGTAATGTTAACACAGGACCAAACGGTGAAGCGGCAGGTATAAGAGACTTACAAATGGTATCAACTGAACCAACTAAACAGTCAGATGGTACAGCACTAGAAAATGGTGACATTTGGATTGACTCAAACGAGCTAGAAGCATATCCAAAAATTTACAAATATAATACAGGTACAAGTGCATGGGTATTATTAGATAATACTGATCAATCATCAGCTTCAGGCATTGTGTTCGGTGATGCAGTAGGTAACCCAGCAGGTACAACAGACGCGGCAGTAGGTTGGGGTTCAACATACGCATCATTTGATTCAGATGCAGTTGATCCGGCAAACTATGCGGCTGGTACACTATTGTTTAACACAAGAGTGTCTGGTTATAATGTTAAAAGATATAAAACATCTTATGTTGTAAACAGTGCAGACATTGGTCCAATTTGGATTAATGCGGCTGGTAATAAACCAGATGGTTCACCATACATGGGTAGAAAAGCACAAAGACAAGTTGTAGTAACTTCACTACAATCAGCATTTGTTAGCAACGATGAAATTAAAGCAGAATCAAGATTCTTTAATTTAATTGCATGTCCTGGTTACCCAGAAACATATGATGAAATGATTGCACTTAACACAGCAAGAAAAGAAACAGCATTTGTTATTCTTGATGCTCCATTTAGATTAAAAACTCCTTCAGAAGTATCTAATTGGATATCAAACTCAGCAAACGCAACAACTAACGGTGAAGACGGACTAGTAACAAGCAACACTTACTCAGCTGTTTACTATCCATCAGCACTATCAACTGATTTAGCAGGTAACAACGTTGTTGTTCCAGCTTCACATGTAGCATTAAGAACTATTGCTTCAAGTGATAACGCGGCATTCCAGTGGTTTGCTCCAGCAGGTTATCAAAGAGGTTTAGTATCAAATGCATCATCAGTTGGTTATATTGACCCGGCAACAGGTGAATATAATTCAGTTGTATTAAGTGAAGGTTCAAGAGATACATTATACTCTAAAAAAGTTAACCCAATTGCGTTTATGCCTAACAGAGGTTTAACAGTGTTTGGTCAAAAAACATTGCACTCAACAGCATCAGCACTTGATAGAGTTAACGTAGCCAGATTAATTTGTTACTTAAGATATCAATTTGATCAACTTGCAAAACCATTCTTATTTGAATTAAATGATAGAATGACAAGAGATCAAGTGTCTGATACTTTTGAAAGATTTTTAGCAGACTTGGCTTCAAAAAGAGCATTATACGACTTCTTAGTTGTTTGTGATGAATCAAACAACACAGCAACACGTATTGATGCTAACCAGATGTGGATCGATATAGCTATACAGCCAGCGAAAGCGGCAGAGTTTATATATATTCCGATCAGAATAAAGAACACTGGTGAGAATATGAGCTATAATTAATAGACAAAATACACTAAAAAAGGCTACTGTAGAGATGCAGTAGCCTTTTTTTTACCCTTTAACATCAAACTTTTTCTTAAATTTTCCTATATTTGACTAAATACTATTAATACAAATTAATTTGTAAGGAGAGATTACAATGGCTACATTAAACAAATTTGGCGTTCCAATAGACGGTGCTACAGGTAGAGGCGGTATTTTACAGCCTAAACTTAAATATCGTTTTAGAGTACGTTTTACAGGTTTTGGTAACTTAGGTGCTAACCCAGTTGATTTAACTCAACAGGTTATGAACGTAACAAGACCAAAAGTAACACACGAAGAAGTTCCTGTACACGTTTACAACTCAGTAGCATACTTAATGGGCAAACACACATGGGAGCCAATCACACTTACTTTACGTGATGATATGAACAACAGTATCTCTAGATTAACAGGTCAACAAGTTCAGAAACAAATGAACCACTTTGAGCAAACTGGTCCAACCAGCGGAACTCAATATAAATTTACAACTAAAATTGAAATTTTAGATGGTTCAAGCGATGCTGAATTAGAACAATGGAATCTAGAAGGTTGTTTCTTACAAAACGTAGATTATTCAGACGGTGATTATGCGGTATCAGAACCAGTGCAAGTTATCATGACTATGAGATATGATAATGCAACACACTTTGGCGCGGCAGGCGGCGAATTATTTCCACGTTCACCATTAACATTTGGTACTGGAACAGGTTTATAATATTTGACCTAAGGAGTAACCAATGGCAGATACTTGGGACACTGAACCAAAAAAATTAACACCGGAGCAGAAAAAGTTGTTTTCATCGATGGACACAACTGCTTCGGTGTTCACTGAATCAGAAATAAATGCAGTTAGAGATGGTGGCGATCAGCAACTAGCAAACATAATGGCAGATCAAAATGCCACGGCTATTGCTAACCTAAAAGGTAAAGCTGACGCTAACGCAAAAACTAGTTCACAAGAACCATTTAGTAGATCACCATCAGATTCAGGCACACCAAATATTCAACCACCTACAAGAGCACAAGATAATTTTACTCTAAGACAAGCACCTATGGTACAAATGACAGGTGTACCAAGGCAGAAGTTTGAGTATGTTGCAACATTTAGATTTTCAGCTGATAGTCAATTTGATACAATTTTTAGTGATTCTGAAATTGAAAATTTAGATAAAGATATTCAAGCGGCTGGTAATAATGCAAACAACTTTAATAGTTATAGTGGCGGCGGTATAGATGCCATGGCCCAACAGAATTTATCAAAAAAACATAATGATTTAAAATCAAAACGTCAACAAGTTATGGAAACTGTTAGACGTTCTTTAGTTTTTAACGTAAAACAAATTGACGGACCAAAAGTTAATTTTCAATATGACACATTAAATCAATACAACAGAAAAAGAAATGTGTATAGACGTGTTGATTATGATCCAGTAAGTGTACGTTTTTACGATACAATGAATAATACAGCATTAAAATTTTGGAGATATTTGTACGAATTAAATTTAAAAGATGGTAGAAACAGAAGTAAAAAGTATGGTGGAGATACACAAAGTAATCAAGGATTATATTCACCAAATCCACTAATAAGAGAAGACCAGTTTATAAATCAACATAACTTTGGTCTTGAATCGAGTACAATAAGTCATACATATCCAATCAAAAGTTTAGACTTGTTTATTGTACATGGCGGAAAATATAATCTAATTAGATTTATACATCCTAAAGTTATTGCAATGGATCATGATGTACTAACATATGAATCAAGTACACCAGTTGAACTTGGTTTACAATTTGCATATGAAACAGTTGTATATGAAACACTAAACTATGATATGTCAGCATCATCACATGATGTTGCAGTTGACTTTGACGAATTATTTGAAAACAGTTTAAAAATGCCAGACACACCTACAACAGCTCAAGCAGAAACAGAAGGTAGTGATGGTACAAGTGAAAATCCAGATTATGATTGGACAAAAATGTCTGCATCAATACCAGATGAACAATCAGCTAGAGTATTTGGCAATGGAACTAATGCAGGTACAAATGGATCGTTTAATACTGGTACAGATGGCGGCGACTCTGTGTACGGTGGATTCAAAAGTGATTTATCTAAAATGAGTGCCGATCTAAGTCAAATAAGTAGTACACCATTTAGTGACGCCATTTCAAATGTAGCTTCAAGTGTATATGGAACTACAAAGTCAGCAACATCAGGACTTGTATCTGGTAACTGGGGTAGTGCTTTTCAAACTGCGGCCGCTGGATCAGGAAGAAATAATCCAGATAGTAAAAATTATGTTGAAACAAAATCAAAATCTAATGTTGTTAATGGCAAAATAACTAAAAATGCAAATGGAAATGCAACACGTAAAAAAGGCAACAGTTCGCCAACAGGCGGAGGAGCAAGTTATAGATAATGGCTAATCAAAGTACAAAATTAATAGCAAGAGTAGGTGGAGAGTCACAAATAGTTTCTCTATTTGGAAACGTATTTAATGCGTTACAAAATGCACAACCAAATTTATCTGCAGAAGATGTTACAACATTAATATTAAATCAATATGGTGGAATACAGTCGCAACTATCTCCAGCAAAATATGATCGAATACTTGGAATTTTTACAGCGGCAGGAATGGATGGACAAATTGCAAAAGCCTATGCATATCTTTGTATTGATGCAGTTAAAACTTTAAATATTGAATTTGATGAGTTATTTGATAGTATAACAGATCCAATTAAATTTTCAAATTTAGGACTAACACTAATCAATCATTATCGTCCAATAACTAGTCAAATTGGAACAACAATTACAGTTTCACAAGTTCCAAATCATATTAAAAGAATGATTGCCTATTAATAGTGGTTAAATACTACTGATGGCTTATTTTAAACAAGGACAATTTGAACCAAAAAACCCACGCAAGTATGTTGGGCAACGTGTACCAATATATAGATCTAGTTGGGAAGCAGTGTTTATGCAGTTTTGTGACACTAATCCAAATATTGTTGCGTGGTCAAGTGAGCCAGTTAAAATACCATATCGTAATCCGTTTACAGGTAAGTATACTGTGTACGTGCCAGACTTCTTAATACAATACTTAACTAAGAATGGCAGACCACGTGCTGAAATGATTGAGGTAAAACCAAGAGCTCAAACAATTCAAGAAGCGGCAAAGACTACAAAAGATAGAGCCACTATTGCATTGAACAGAGCAAAATGGAAAGCGGCAGGTGAGTGGTGTAAACGTAAAGGAATAATGTTTAGAATTTTAAATGAAGATTCTATATATAAATTAAAGAAAAGGTAAACTATGTCAGTAAAAACAGGAGGTCCAATTACAACAACAGCTGGTTACACTCCATGGACTAAAATTTGTTTAGTAAACGGAATTAAGTTATTAGCACTTCCTGGTATTGGTGGTGCAACAGCAGTATCGGATAGTTGGATTAAAAAAGTTGCAAAGACAGTTGAACTTATGTTTGGTTCCGGTGGATCAATTAACACAACAGATCAAAACACTGTAATGAATAAAATGTTAGAAACAAATACAGCACAACTAATTGGGTATAGTCAACCAAGTGCATACACACCAGGTATAGTAGAAGACAATGCCAATGACAACTATCCAGGAATTGATTATACAAAATATACAAATCCAAATGTAGATTTTATTTGGGAAGTATCTGCAGGTAATGGAGCAGTGATGGAAGTTGTTGAACATCTATTACATACAATTACTGTTTATGGTTTACCACAAGCATTTGCAACAAAAATGAATCAAACTAATCAAACAAGTGATATCTATAATGCAATGCAACAAGCAAGAACAACAAATGGATCAAATGGAAATCCAATATTTGATACATCAAGTTATTCAGGATCATTTAGTGATCCAGACTTTAGAGCATTGTTAATGAGAGAATATTATTATTTGTTATTAGCGGCTGAATGGGGATACATATCAACCTTTGCAACGTCAATGGATCCAGAATGGAATGATAGTGCAATTAATTCTGCAGGAGTACAAAGTTATAATCCATTAGGGCATCAATTATATTTAGATACTGCGGCAAAAGTTTTAACAGCACCAAACACATCAACAATGTCAACAATATTTGCTAGTGGAGATAATTCAGGATATCAAGCAGACTACGAGCATATTACTATATCAGGCGGCGTAAAGTTTGATAATGGTGCACAACTTGGATAAATAATTATATACGTAGTTAATAG